AAGCACTACTTAGGTTTCGTAAAGGAAACTTTGTATCGTTGCATGATGACTACAAAGATGAGCCCACGGACCACGGACAAACGGAGTATTATTAATGGCTATATACAATCCTATGGATGACATGATCTACGGTGATAACGCAGATCCAGCATATGCTGTTAGAGAAATTCCTATCGGTCAAACTGCAACAGAAACTGATTTTGCACCAGCCACGGACCCCCGACCAGCAAGTGATTTAGATGCTTATGCTTTTAACGAGTTTAACAAACTAATTGATAAAGCGGTTCTTCCTCAATATCGAATGCTAACAGGTAAAACCTTGGAAGAAAATTTTGGCAAAGATATTTTAGCTAGACAGTTGTCAATGGCACAAGCTTTTCAGGAAGCAGGATTACCTTTAGATCCTAATAAAGAATCCGTAAGCGGTGCTGAATTTCAAGATCCCGTACTTAGACCTCTTTTATTAAAGTATGGGTATGAACCTCAAAGTGCAAGTGAGGGTTTGGAAAGAGTTGTAGAAACATTTTTTAGAGCACAAAGAGAGGCGAGAGAAAAAAGACTTAGAGGTGAAACACTTACTCCTATGGAGGAGATTGATGCTAGTTTTCCTATGGCATTACTTGATGCTTTAGATTTTACTGGTCTAATCGGATTAGGTTTGAAAGGAGCTTTCAAAGCTAGTAGAGCAGGACTTAAATATCTTTTAAATGAATCTGCTAAAGGAACTTCAAAAGATGTAGCTTTAAAAAACTTTGCTGAATTATTTCCTGAAGACACTAAAGCTCTTCAAATGAGTGCAGTAGAAAATCAGAGATTAACCATTGGAGGAACATCAACACCAACTGTTTTAAGAGAAGCTGAAAAAGGATCGGGATTAACTTCATCTACACCTGCATCCCCTACTAGACCAAAAACAGAAAGATCTGGAGCTTTAGTTGAGCCATCAGCAAAAGCTGGATACAAAGTTACTAATAATAGTAAGATTGCAAATGCAGAGGCAGATTTGTGGGATGAAGGTAAAAAATTCGAAACAAGAGAAGAATTTGTAAAAGCTGTTGAAAAAAAGTCAGGTGTTAAGGGTCTAAATGAAGAGAAAATTAGAAATGCAAAAGATTATTACGTCAGAAAAGGACAATTAAATTTTGGTGTTAAAAGGTTAGAATATAGAAAAGGAACTGATGAAGATGGGTTGTATCCTTTTCCTGAACCTTCTCTAACAAAAGAAACAAAAAAACTAATAAATTATATAAACAAAAACAAAGACAAAATTGAACCCGGCACTTTAAAAAGATTGTCTGACCAATATGGAGCTAGTTATAGCAAAATTAAAGAAGAGTTTCCTGAGCTTTCATTTGGTCGAAAGGGTGGCACAAGGTTTGCGCAAGAAGCATCGTTAAGGGCAAGAGAGGCACAAACTGTAAAACGAATTTTACAAATGATTGAAGACAAAAAAGAACTTCAAATTAAATATCCAAGAGCTGATTTTGATTCTTATGCAGCCTTAAAAGAGGGGCTGCAGAGAGAAGGTAAGAGGGCCATGGAAGAAAAACAAATTAGGATTGCAAGAGATAAAGGTTTAATTGATGAAGATACCTTTAAAGAAATATATCCACGTTCTGGTTTAAAACAAGAAACATTAGGGACAAGTGATGAAATACAAAAGATAATAGATAATCCTGAAAAGTCAGTATATTCAAAGGCAGAAAAAATTGTTACCAGATTTGGAGTTACAGATGGTCCAACGCAAAAACTTTTAATAAATACTTTACGAGGTGATTTACAAAAAGGAGTTGATGATTTACGTAATGCTGGTGCAATGACAAAGGATGAGTTTGATATATCCGGACTTAAGGATATTTATGGTAATAGGCAAAATTACAATAAAGAATTGTTTGGATCTGCAGATGACTTTGGAGACTTTTCACAAAACATTATAAGTAAAAGATTAGCAAAAGATATTAAGGAGGGCAGAGGGCCAAACATTCCTACTTTCAAAGCGACAGCAGTCGCAGCAGAAGAAGCAAGTAATGTAATGACTGACTATTTTAGAAATTTATTTTTAAGTCCAAATCCAAGTGCAAAAATACAAAAGTTTAGAGATAAGTTTATTGAAGCCTATGATGCAGGTAGAAAAGGAACAACTGATTTAGATACACCCCTTGGTCAGAAAAAATTTATCTCAAGTTTAAAAAGAACTTTTGGTCCACAGATTTCTCACACAATGCCAGCAACAAAAGCACAGGGGGCTGCTATTTCTGACTTTGCAGAAAACGTAAAAATAAATCCTGCTGCACACAATTTGCAATTGCAGGTCGCTGTGGAAAAAAGATTAGAACGTCATGTTAGTAGAATAGCAAAAGCTTTAAGAGAAAATAATATGCAAGAGGTTAATAGATTAGCTGACATTGTAAAAACTTTTGACGATGCATTTAAGAAAAGAAATATGGCAGGTGCTTACATCGTAAATAACGATGAAGTGATTGAAGTATTTAAAAGAAAGGGGCTTAATGCAGATAGAAGACTTTTATATTTAGGTGATGAAAGAGATATTGTAAATCCTGTGGACGAGGCACAAAAAACTTTAACTTATGTAGAAAACTATTTTAAAAAAATGATAGATAATCCTGATCAGATAAAATTTTTTAAATTTCAACAAGGTAGACCTACACAAAAGAAAAGTAAATTAGGTTTAGAAACACCAATTAGAAAAGGTATGCCTAATTCAAGTTTTGTTGATGATCCTTTTACCTTTAAACAAGGAGGTCCTGTTAATATGGCCATAGGCGGTGACCCGTTGACCAACCTTAATCAACAACAGTTCTCACCTGATCCAGCCTTTGAAGGCCAAGACTTTTTCCAAGAAGCTGTAGACTCTGGTAATTTACAAGCGGTTAACCTATTGAATTTATTTAAAGTTTTTAAAAAACCAAAGGTAATGGCAACACCATCGAACGTCAAACAAGTAGAACAGGCAAGAGATCCAATGCCTCAAGGAGTTCCTGGGTCACAACAAATACAACCTTTACCTGCAGGTAAGCCTGATTTCTTTTTTAAATCTTTTTTACTTGATCAATTAAATTTACCTAACGCACCAAAAGCTTCGACACCACAGGGATGGCGAGAGTTTTTAATTAAAGGTAAAAAAGTTCCTGAAGCAGAAATGTTAGATACAGGAATCTTACAATACCTAGAAGACACAGAAAAATTTTATCCTAATAAAAAAATTACCAAACAAGAATTAGAAGATCTTTACGATACGTCACCCTTAGGTAATTTAGAAGTGCGTGTTAAAGAAACTTTAACTCCTGAAACTCAATTTGGTGATGGCGACTTCATTGCAGATCAAGGTAGACCAAAACACAAAGGTGCAGGCAATGCTAATATTGATAATCAAGCAGATGATTATTTTGAGGTTGTTGTAAATGTTCCATCTTTACCAGGTCAAGAAAGAGCTTTTGTTAATTCAAGTCACTTTAATGAACCTAACGTTCTAGGTTTTACTCGTGTCGGAACATATAAAAATAGTAAGAATGAAACAGTAGCCGTCATACAAGAAATGCAAACAGATATGTTGACTGAGGTTCGTAAAGAACAAGAGCGATTGTTTGCAATGATAAACGCCTTAAAAAGAGAACGTGCTAAACTTGAAAACTTGGCAAATACATCTGCAAATCCTGATTACTATAAAAATGAATTAAGATTATTTAATCAAAAATATCCACAATCTAGATTAGATGCATTAGAGACAGATAACTTAATTAAGCCTTTTCCAAATATTGTGGCGAAAGATTTAATACCCGAGCGAACTGCTAATTTAAATTCTATTCAAGAACAAATTAACAAATTAATGATGGCTAATGTAGAGCAGTATAATGACCCCGCTTATAAAACACTGGTATTTGATTTAGCTCAACAGCAAAAGAAAATCTTTGAAGATTTATCTTCAATGAATCGATCTGCAAACTATGAAGAAAGTTTAAGAGATTTTAAAGTGCCATCTACTACTGATCGTAATGAATTAAACAGAATTGCAAATACTGATGAATATTTACCCTCTAGTTATAATCTAAAACAAGTTGAATCTTTCCCACCTATTCCTTTTAACAAACAAGCCGACTATGTTGATCTTTTAATTAAATCAACAATTAAAGCAGCAAAAGGTAAAGGCATTGACAAAGTAGCAATTATGCCTGCTAATGTAGGTGCTAATCCTCGTTGGGGTAAAAGCGGTGATGAAGCTAAAAAGAAATTTGAAAACCTATATGACAAAGTAGGTGTTCAACAGTTAAAGAACATCGCAAAAAAATATGGTGGCAAATTAGAGATAGAAAAGATTATAGACCCAAGTAAGCAAACTCGTGGCTTAACTTTTTTAAATAAAAACCCAGAAGGTCAATTTCAAATACTTAAACAAACAGAACCTAGAAGTGTTGTGTCAGATGCTGACAGAGATAAATTCCTAGATGAAGAGATTACAAGAATAGCAAGTGGAATTACTGACCCTGGTGAAGTGGTTTTAACAAGAGAAATATCACCTGGTCAGATGATGGATTATCACGTTGTAGAGGGTCGAGGAGATGCAACGGATGTTGGTTATCGATTAATACCTTACAAACAAGGAGAAAATGTTGATGATGCCATGATCAAAATTGTTGAATATAACCCTAGCGAAGTAGACATGTATACGATATCATTTGACCCTTCTCAACTTGAAGAACCAATGTACTTGTTTAAGAAAAAATCTGGTGGAAGTATTGATAAAGATAGTTTAGTTTCAATTACAGATATATACGGCGAATATGGTAGATAAATTTAATAGCACATCACGTAATCCCACTGACATCGATGATGCAAAAGCAATAGGTGCAGGCGGTGACGATAAATTAGATATTGAAGAAGTAGGCACACAGGTTGATGTAAATCTATCACCTGATCAAATTGAAGATAGTGTAGAAATTATTGAAGACGGTTCTGCTATTGTTGGCGAAGTAGAAGTTCCTGTTGCATCAGGTTTTAATTCTAACTTAGCTGAGATAGTAGACGATGCAATTTTACAAGATCTTTCTAATCAGTTAGTTGAAAGAGTAGAAAGTGATAAATCCTCTCGTGAGGAGTGGGAGCAAGCATACACCAAAGGTTTAGATCTTTTAGGTTTTAAATATGAAGAACGCACTCGTCCTTTCAGAGGTGCGTCTAGCGTCAGTCATCCTGTATTAGCTCAAGCAGTCACACAGTTTCAAGCGATGGCTTATGTAGAGCTATTACCAAGCGATGGTCCTGTAAGAACACAAGTAGTAGGTGCAAACACAACACAATTACAACAAGCAGCAGAGCGTGTAAAAGATTACATGAACTACGAGATTACTCATGTCATGGAAGATTATAATCCAGAGATGGATCAACTATTATTTCAATTACCTTTGTCAGGTAGTGCATTCAAAAAAATTTATTATGATGAGGTTTTACAAAGAGCGACATCAAAATTTATTCCTGCAGAGGATATGATTGTGCCTTACGGCGCATCTGATTTAGACACTTGTGATCGTATTACACAGATCGTTAAGATGTCGATGAATGACTTAAGAAAAAAACAAGTTTCAGGATTTTATCGAGACATTGAAATACAAGCCTACGATGATGATCAAGCTAGTGACATACAAGATAAAAAAGATCAACTAGATGGAACAAATCCAAATGACTACAGAATGGATGATATGGCTGAACTTTATGAGATGCATGTTGATTTAGATCTTGAAGGTTTTGAAGATATTAATCCTAGAAATGGTGAGCCTAGCGGAATTAAATTACCTTACGTGGTAACTATCGAAAGAACATCAAATCAAGTTTTATCTATATATCGAAATTATAATGAAACCGATGTTCTAAAAAGAAAAAATGAATATTTTGTTCATTATAAGTTTTTACCTGGTCTAGGTTTTTATGGCTTTGGTTTAATACACATGATAGGTGGATTGACAAGAACTGCCACTACTGCTTTAAGACAATTACTTGATGCGGGCACTTTATCAAACTTACCTGCTGGTTTTAAATCAAGAGGTTTAAGAATTCGTGATGATGATCAACCTTTACAACCTGGTGAGTTTAGAGATGTTGATGCACCTAACGGAGTAATACGTGAAGCATTAATGCCTTTACCTTATAAAGGGCCAGATCAAGTTTTAATGCAACTTTTAGGTTTTTGTGTAGACGCAGCAAAACAGTTTGCAACTGTTGCCGATATGCAGTTATCAGAAATAGGTAGTTCACAAACACCTGTTGGCACGACAATGGCTTTAATGGAACGTGGCACAAAAGTGATGTCCGCTGTTCACAAAAGATTACATTACGCACAGAAAAAAGAATTCGAATTATTAGCTAAAATTTTTAAATTAGTTTTGCCACCAATGTACCCATACAATGTTACAGGTGGACCTAGAGAAATAAAAATACAAGACTTTGATGACAACATTGACATCTTGCCTGTATCAGATCCAAACATATTTTCAATGTCTCAGCGTGTTACGTTGGCACAAAATCAACTACAACTTGCACAGTCAAATCCACAAATGCATAATCTTTACGAAGCATATAGAAGGATGTACATTGCACTTGGTGTAAAAGATGTAGAACAAATTCTACCTATACCACAGGGACCACAGCCACAAGACCCTGCGATGGAACACAGTGTTGTTTTACGTGGTGCACCGCTTCAAGCATTTCCAGATCAAAACCATGAGTTGCATATAAAAGCACACAGAACTTTTATGTCATCAGCTTTAGTAAAAGCAAACCCCATGGCTATCATGAATTTAGTTTCTCATATCAATCAACATGTATCTTTACTAGCTACACAAATTGTTGACCAAGCTATGGTAGAAGAAGCGGAAAAATTACGTCAACAATTTGGTGAACAAATACCGCCAGAAGCCTTACAGGCTTTACAAATGCAAAGATCAGAGGCGATTGACAATGAAATTGTAAAAATAACTGAACAAATGGTCGGTGAAGAACAAGAAGCACTACAAGATCAAAACATGGACCCACTTGTTTTATTAAAACAACAAGAATTAGCACTAAGACAAGCTGAAATGGAAATGGATGCACAGTTAAAAGGTGAAAATCAAGCATTAAAAGAAAATCAATTTGACTACAAACAAGTTTTAGACGCACAAAAACTTAAAAAAGATTATGATTTAGCAAATTTACGTGCAGATGTAGCGTTGGAGAGAGCAAATGCCCCTAAACAAGAAGGGTAAAAAGATTAAAAGAGCTATGAGTAAGACTTATGGCAAGAAAGAAGGCGCAAAAGTGTTTTACGCAAGTATAAATAAGGGTAAAATTAAAGGAGTAAAGAAAAAATGATGAATTTTTTAGTAGGTCCTATAGCAAATATGGTCGGAGATGCCGTAAAAGGTTTTGTAGAGACAAAAAAAGCAAAAGCAGACCTAAAACTAACTGAGATTAAGGCACAGAAGAGCCTCAAAGAGCAGCAAATAGCAGGTAAAATTTCGTGGGAAGCCAGTGCGGTCAA